CGATCAATCAGAAACTAAATTAATCGAAGACTTTATGTCATTCGAACAACCAGTACACAATGTTAAAAGAGATGAACATTATTTACGCGCACTACGAGTTACCAATGAATTATTTAAACCGAAGAAATTACTTCGACCAATTCATTTTCCGGATCTCAGATACTATCCCTGGACCTTAAATACAAGTTCCGAAGCCCCTTGGTCTTATCGATCTAATGTTAGAGAGATAATAGCAAGCAAACAAGCTGAAGGATTAATCTATGATGCAAGAAGATCATTTCATAATTTATATGATGAAATCTTCATGGAAAATCGATTATTAATTCATTTAATAAAAGAAGGTGATCCAAAATTTTGGACTACCGATGGAAACCCAATACCATACGAATTTGTGAATCTACATGCAAGGTCACACATCGTCGGAATCGACGAAGAAGATAAAATACGTGCAGTTTTTGGAGTAACAAAGTTACTACTAATGGCTGAACAACATTTCATCTGGCCTCTTCAAGAATACTACTTGAATGAACATGCTGAATCACCACTGTTATGGGGAAACGAAATGATCAAAGCAGGATGGAGAAAACTGTGGAATCGAGCTTACACCAAAGCCCCATTCGCAACCGTCTTGTCACTTGACTGGAGTCAGTTTGATAAACGTGCTTTACACGAAATTATCAACGACGTTCATACAATGTGGAGATCATATTTTGATTTCAACAATGGATACGTTCCAACTAACTTTTATCCAAACTCAACGACTGAACCTGACAGAATCGAAAGGCTATGGAAATGGACATGTTATTCAATTAAACATACTCCAATTTGCTTACCTGACGGTAGAAAATATGTTTGGCAGAGAAACGGAATCGCTTCCGGATTTCAACAAACACAACTACTTGATTCATTTGTCAATACAATCATGATATTAACTTTACTCAGCAAAGCTGGGATAAACATTGAAGGGAAAAATTTTCTCATCAAAGTACAAGGAGACGACAGTTTAACTGTATTTCCTGAAAGAATATATCAAACACAGCGCAAACAATTTTTAGAGAGACTCGCCACTTTGGCGCTAGAATACTTTAATGCAAAATTAAATCACAAGAAATCTCAAATTACTGAAGACCTAAATGACGTAAAAGTTCTAGGATACTCAAATAGAATGATGATGCCATATCGTACTGATTACGATCTGTTATCTCATCTATTGTATCCAGAAAGGTCATTTGGATTGCCCGAACTTGCAGCATCAGCTGTCGGTATCGCATGGGCAAGTCTTGGATGCTCTAGAAAAGTCTACTCCGTTTGTAAGGACGTACACAACTTCCTGATAGACAAGCTAGGAGTTAGACCCAATATCACATCATGGATGTGGTTAGACCGAATGGGAACTATCGAATTAAAAGATTTTAATATTGAAAGATTTCCTTCGTTCGACGAAATCTGGAATTCAACATTCTCAACAACAACACGAGATGACCGAATGAAAGAACGTCTATACCCAACAAAGCTTCAATCTGCTGGAGGATTTGTGTTCCTACCCTACTAACGTACGGATAAGACCAATCCCCGAAAAAGGTTGATCATTGTTTAATACAAT